GCTAAATATAAAAATAGAACTGTAAAACTTAATAAACCATCTAGGGGAGATGTTAAGAAGTTTAAAGTATTTGTAAAAGACAAGAGTTCAGGCAGAGTTAAAAAGGTTAATTTTGGCTCTAAAACTATGTCTATAAAAAAGAATATACCAGCTAGGCAGAAAGCATTTTTTTCTAGATTCAGACCTATCTTGGCTAAAGTAAAAGGGCAAAAGAATTTATCTCCAGCTTATTGGGCAATTCAATCATGGAAAAAAGGGTTTAAGATATAATGGATAAGTTTTTTTATACAATATTTGGTGCATTAGATAATGCTATATTATGGGTAACAACTTTATTTGATGCTAGATGTAAATGTAAAAAGAAGAAAAAATAATTTATGAGGATAATTAATATGAACTATTATTTTACAGGAATACTAATTGTTCTTATGTGTTTATTAGCTTTATTTGTTAAACCAGCACATTCTGGTTCTACTCAATCAAATGTATCAGGTTCTAATACTGCAATAGAGGGTGGTTACGAATCTACTGCGACTACAACCTACCAATCAGGGTCATCATCAAATACTACAACCAACTCTACATCAAACTCTAATATTAGATCAGCACCACCTACCGCATCTGCACCATCATTCTCTGCACAAAGCCAAGATGTCTGTGCAACAGGAGTATCTGCTGGAGTACAAACATTTGGTATAGGTGTATCTGGTGGAAAGACTAATAGAGATATGAATTGTGAAAGAATTAAATTAGCAAAAGTATTATATGATTTTGGAATGAAAGTAGGCTCTGTTGCTTTATTATGTCAAGATGAACGAGTATTTGAAGCCATGATTAATGCTGGAACTCCTTGTCCGATAGATGGCAAAATAGGTAAAAATGCTTTAGCACTATGGAATAAATACGATCACGAAAGACCAGATTATGAAACATATGTAAAACGAATTAAAAAAAGAAAAGTGATAGATAAGAAAATACAAAAAGAAGAATCTAAAAAATTAGAATTACATACAAGATGAAAATAAACGAAAACACATCAGTTAGTATGCCTGTTAAAAATATGATTGGTATAGTAATTGCTGTTGCTATGGGAGTCTTTGCTTATACAGAGGTTACAGCCAGATTAACAAGTTTAGAAACATCAAGAGAATTATTTGAAGCTGATTTACTTAAAAAAAGTGAACAGAAACCAACCGACCAAGAGCAGTTTATGTTATTAGAGGATTTATATAAAACAGTGGAAAAGATAGAAGTAAGAATAGAAGATATGATGCACAATAAAGTTAATATAGAATTTATACAAAAACAATTATCAAAAGCATTAGAAGATATTGAGAAATTAAAAGACAAAGTTAGAGCAAATGGTAATGGTCATGGTTGAGTTAGTGGTAGGATTATTAATGATTGTTAATGGAGAAATTACTGAGCATAGAATACAACCATCAATGAGTGAATGTTTAAAAGGTAAAAGAGTTGCTATGCGTGGTAATAATTCTAAAAGTGTGGAATATCAATGTATTAAATCAATGGCAGAAACAGAAATATACATGGGAGAAAAATCAATTAAAAAACTTATATTAAAATGAGATGGTGGGTTTATTTAATTTTAGGTTGTTTTATATGGTTAATGTTATCTTGGTTTGCAAGTTCAGTTGGTTTAGCAGAAGAAAAAACAACAAATAATTTAATAACTAATGGCAACTTTGAAACAGGAAATGCTAATGGCTGGACTACTAATGGAGATGTCCAAGTATTAAATGATTGCTGTGAACTTAATGGTGTATCATCAAACTATGATTTAGAGTTTGGAGATAGTGGGTCAATAGAACAACAGTTTAATTTAACTACTAATTCTATAAATCAAAATATGTTAGATAATGGTATTACTCTCAATAGCACAGTAGAAGTACAAAATGGAGAATGTGGAGTAGCTGGTTGTTGGGGTGGTTCTGGTAATGCAGACTCATTTACAATTACATTAAAAATAAAAGATTCAAATGGTAATGTACTTGCCACAAACACTACTATTAGAACAGATGTAACAGGAATCAATGGTGCTAACTTTACAGATAGACTTATATACAATGGACAAGACTCTAATCTTGGTAATCTAAATATAGCTGGAACAGATGCTAACGCACCCTCTAATCTAGGTGGTGCAAATTTAGATAATATAGTTGTTACTATGACTTATGATGATGAAGTTATATCTAACGAAATAATAGAAGAAATAAATAATGTCTTTGAGGAATTACAAGAAGAAACATTTAAAGAAATAAAATTAGAAGAAGAATTTACATTTGAGATTAAAGAAGAACCTAAATTAGAAGAAGTATTTGAAGTAGAAGAATTTATTGAGATTGTATCTATGCCAGAAAAAGAACCAGAGATTATAGAGGAGAAGCCAGAGGTTATGGAAGAAACTATGATTGAGGAAAAGCCAGAAGAAGAAATTATTACTGAAGAAATTATAGAAGAAGCTAAAGAAGAAATGACAGCAGAGATAATAGAAGAAATGCCTGAAGAAGCTGTTGAAGAAAAAGAAGAAGAAATACAAGAGAAAGAAATGGTTAAAGAATCTACTGAAGAAGCACCTAAAAAAGAGATTAAAACAAAAGTAGCAAAAAAGAAAACAAACAAACCTAAAATAGATAAGATTATGGCTAAAGTAGATGAACAGATAAAAGATAGTGCCAAGAATTTACAGATTAAAAATATCATTAAATTAGATGCTATGCAGAATGACCAAGTATCTTTATCTGCTTATAATAATACCGAGTTTTATAAACCTAAAGATATTTATTTGAATCAGATAGAGATATTTGATAATAGGTCTATATATGCAAATGTTGATTTAGTTAAATATACTGATAATGATATAATGGAAGTTAAGATAAAAAAATTAAACGAAATAAAGTATCAAAAGAATATATTACTTTTAGAGATACAGGAGTTAAAAAATGGTTAAAAAAATACAAGACAATCTAACAAATATAGTAGTTGTATTAGGATTAATTGCATCTATTGGTGCTGGATTTACAAAGTTTGCAAAAATGGAATCTTCTATTGAACAATTAACAGAAGCATCAAAGTCATTAGATATTGTTTCAGTTGAATTAGTAGAATCTAATAAACAAGAAATTGAAACTAATAGTTTTGAAATAACTGATAACAGATTAAATATTAATAAAGATCAAACAGCTATTGCAATATTACAAAAAGAAATAGAGGTTTTAAAATTAGAAATATCTGAAATAAAAGAATCTAATAAAAACCCATTACAGTAATGCACTATATATTAGCCTTTAGTATCTGCTCTGCAATTACAGGCTTTTGTAATAATACCATGACAGTTGATAGACAATTTAAAACATGGTCGGATTGTGTTATTGGTGGAAGTCAATTAACTATTGCATATGCTGAAAAAATGGAAGAAAAATTAAATAAGGATAAATTATATATTACTTATTTTTGTAATGAAAATATTACTGACAAAACCCCAACTTAAAGTATCATCTAGTCAAGCAAGATTTAGAGTTCTTATAAGTGGTCGTAGATTTGGTAAAACATATCTTTGTATAACAGAGATGATGAAATACGCATCTAAACCAAACCAAAAAATATGGTATGTAGCACCAACATTTAAGATGGCTAAAGAGATTGCATGGGCTAGTTTAAAAGAAATGCTTAATCAATTTAATTGGATAGAAGATATTAACGAAACTACAATGACTATTACGATAAGAAAATCTAATAGTACAATCTCATTAAAGGGTGCAGACAACTATGACTCATTAAGAGGTTCAGGTATTAACTTTTTAATATTAGATGAGTTTGCAGATATAGATAAACGAGCATGGTTTGAAGTATTAAGAGCATCTGTTGCTGATACATTAGGAAGTGTTTTAATGTGTGGAACTCCTAAAGGTTATGGTAATTGGAGTTATGAAATGTATCTTAAAGGTAAGCAAGATGAAGAATGGGATAGTTACCAATTTACTACTGTTCAAGGTGGTATGGTTACAGTTGAGGAAATAGAACAAGCCAAACAAGACATAGATATAAGAACTTTCAGACAAGAGTTTGAGGGTACATTTGAAAACTATGCTG